CAACGATGCCCACATGGGGCTTATTCGCCCGACTCGAGCCATCCTCGTGGCGTTGTGCGAGGGGTAGGGGGATCCGGATCTCTACCGCGCTCGGGTTCCTCAGCGGGCGGGGCCAACCGCGCACAAAATCACCGAATCAAACAGGGTATTGACCCGGGACTGTTGCGATAGCTCTGACATCCGGTGCGTGATTGGTAGATCGTTAGATCAGTGCGAGGAAATCATGACTGATTGAGAATCTCGGCTCATCCCAGTTGAATCCGAAGATCCTTAAGTGTGTGTCAACTAGCCTTGAGAGCTGCGCGACAAATGCTTGCTCATCAGCTCGTGGCAGATCATTTTCTCCCGACGGAATTCCACTCAACAGATTTCGGTAGTCCGTGAACCAGGCTGGGAGACGGTCGCGAGCTTGTGAGTAGCGAAGATCTTCAAGATCCATCGAAACTAACTCGCCGGAGACCGTTTCAAATGCGACACAATATGCCAACGGCTTCAGGGCGATAAGAACATGAGAACCGACTTCGAAAGCCAGTCGGTTGACGTCTCGGTGATCCTGATACTCCGTGACCGTTCGAAGTAGATCATCCTCTAGATGTCGATAGATCTCACCTGGATCCCATTCACATTGGTCAATTGGCATCCTATTTATCGCGCCAAGCTCAGCCCGATATTCATCAATGATCGCAGAAGCGGCTGATGTCAGGTTGTCTTCTTTCCAACTCTTACGATCGGGCGAAAACGATGACTCGCCACGCTGATACATCGACACATGGTTCATCTCGTGAACGAGAGTCTTAAGGAATAAGAACGCTGCGTCGGGGTTAGCTTCGAAGTTGAGAGCCCTCTCGAATATCTCTGCATGGAGCAATACAACTACACGATCATCCTGTGGGATCGTCTTACCACCAACGAAACCTTCTCCGCGCATCAAGCCGTATGACTTGGCCGCTTCGCTGTCGCCGAGTCGAGACTTAGTCGATTGAACGAAGTCTCCCGTTATTACGAGGGCTGCTCGCTGAGGATCGTAAGCGATTTCTGACGCCACATTGACACAAATGGCAAGGAACTTGGGCAATGGATTGGCATTCTCAATATAGTTCGCGAACTCAGTGTCGACACTTTCGAATTCGACGCCTACCAAGGCTAGGTCAGAGCGGGCCATTTCAAACCTTTCTAAGCCAGTGTCAATAGTCAGATCCAATACTGAGGACGTATTTCATCGAATGATCTCGTTGAAATATCACCGTATCAATCGGGTCCGACAAGTTTGCAACGACAAATAGATCGGACCCGATAGAACCTGACTCGTAATGAATAGGAGTACTTCAGAATGGCCCGAGACGGAACAAACCGTGGCGGCAGACGCGTCAGATCGGGTGCGAAACCCGACCCGTTGAACGAGAAGCTCGCCAAGGGAGTGACCGCTTCGCGTCTGGATGATCCTTACGATTTCGAAGGACTCGACATCGGGGATGGTGCGGTCCTGAACGGTGCACCGATGCCTGAACCGAGCGAGTATCTATCAGCTGAACAGCGTGATGGTAAACCTCTGGGAGCTGACCTTGTTTATCGAGAGACGTGGCAGTGGCTTGATGAGCGCGGGTGTACCGCGTTCGTCTCTAAGCGTTTGATTGAGTCGTATGCGCAGGCGTTTGCTCGCTATGTCCAGTGCGAAGAAGCGATCTCCAAGTTTGGTCTGCTGGGGAAGCACCCCACCACTGGGGCCGCGATTGCTTCCCCGTTCGTAGCGATGTCGCAGTCGTTTGGTAAGCAGGCGAACGTGTATTGGTACGAGATTTTCGACATTGTGCGCGCCAACTGCACGAGCGACTACTCCGGCAGTGCCCCGGGTGATGACGTGATGGAGCGCCTACTCAAAGCCCGCGCCTAGTGGCTTCTCTTTCTCTCTTTTGCCTGCCCCAGATGGGGTGGGCGTTTTTGTTTCCCGACTCTTGTGGAAGGTGTACGTCAATGGTGTCTCGTATCAAGACAGCTGAGGCTGTATGTGTAGGTCATCCCGATAAGCTCTGCGATCTGATCGCCGACCAGATCCTCGACGACATCCTCGTCGTAGATAAGGCAGCCCATGTGGCCGTCGAGGTCCTCGCTGCTGGTAAGACGATCACGGTCGCGGGGGAGATCACCACTCACACCCGCCCTAACATCCGCGCCTCGGTCACGAAGGCTCTGGGTCGGGCTGGGTATGGTGGGCAGCGGTTCAAGATCCGCACCCAGATTCGCCGCCAATCTGAGCAGATCAACACCGGTGTACGCACATCCCTCGAGGCTCGTGAGGGTAACCATGACACGTTCGCTTTGCAAGGGGCGGGGGATCAGGGCACGGTCTATGGGTATGCCACGAGCGAGAGCACCGTAGGACTACCACTACCGTTGGTGCTTGCTCACGAGATCTGCGAGGGCCTGGATAAGGCGCGTGAAACCGGCCTGATTCCAGGTATCTTCTCCGACGGTAAAGCCCAGGTGTCGGTGCGCTATGAAAACAACAGTCCTGTTGAGGTCACGACCGTTGTTGTCTCGATCCAAAACGACGAGAGCAAGGATCTCGAGGCGCTCGAGCATGAGATCCGCACCCACGTCCTGGCTAAGGTTTTCGACACCCTGCCGATCACTGAGAACACGCTCGTGCTGGTGAACCCTGCCGGGCCGTGGACGGTCGGCGGCCCAATCGCTGACACAGGTTTGACGGGGCGCAAGCTCGCCGTCGACACCTACGGCGGTCTCGGCGCTCACGGTGGTGGCGCGTTCTCCGGCAAAGACCCCTCCAAGGTCGACAGGTCAGCCGCTTACCAAGCGCGCCTGATTGCGAAGACGATCGTCAACGCCCGCCTAGCCACCGAAGTCACCGTTGGCATCTCGTATGCGATCGGTAAGGCAGACCCCGTGGCCCTCACGATCGACACCCACGGCACGGGCACGGTTGATCCAGTGGCATTGGAAGCAGGCGTGCGCGAGGTCTTCGCTCTACGCCCTGCCGAGATCATCGCTCGCCTCGAGCTACTCCAGACCCGGTTCGCCTCCCTATCCACCTATGGGCATTTCGGCAACTACCAGGGCGCGTGGGAACGCGGCTATGAGCACGCAGATGCTCTTGTGAAGGCGGTGACGGCGCATGCTCGTTAAAACCCTCCCGATTACCGCCTTGGCTCCGGCGGACTATAACCCGCGTAAAAACCTCAAACCCGGAGACAAGGAATACGACAAGCTCAAGCGGTCCCTGACCGAGTTCGGGTATGTCGAACCCGTGATCTACAACGAAACCACAGGCCGTGTGGTTGGGGGCCACCAAAGGTTGAAGGTGCTGGCCGATCTTGGCTACACCGACGTTGACTGCGTCGTGGTCGAACTCGACGCAACCCGAGAAAAGGCACTCAACATTGCGTTGAACAAGATCAGTGGAGAGTGGGACGAGACAAAGCTCGCCCTGCTCATTGCGGACCTGGATGCCTCGGATTTCGATGTGGAACTGACAGGCTTCGACGATGCCGATATTCAGGCAATGATCGGCTCCCTCGACGACACCGACGTGGCCGATGACGAGTTCGAACTGACTGCTGCTTTGGAGGCTGCAGCGTTCGTGAAACGCGGCGATATCTGGAGTATGGGTCGCCACCGGCTCATGTGTGGCGATGCCACCAACGCTGACGATGTTGAAGCGCTCATGGATGGTACGCGGGCGAACCTGATCCTGACCGATCCTCCCTACAATGTCGGCTTCGAATCAGCCTCCGGTCTATCGATCAAGAACGACAAGATGGGAGGGGGAGCCTTCTACGACTTCCTCCTCTCCGCGTTCACGGCCATGAGTGGGGTGCTAGATAAGGGTGGGTCGGCCTACGTCTTCCACGCCGATACTGAAGGGCTGAATTTCCGTCGGGCCTTTATCGAGGCAGGGTTCAAACTCTCCGGGTGCTGCATCTGGGTCAAAGACTCCCTCGTACTGGGACGCTCCCCGTACCAGTGGCAACACGAACCGGTCCTGTACGGGTGGAAGCCAGGCGGCAAACACAAGTGGTTCGCAGACCGGAAACAAACCACGATCTGGAATTTCGCCAAGCCCAGGAAGAACTCCGACCACCCGACCTCAAAGCCGCTGGACTTGTTGGCCTATCCGATCAAGAACTCCACCCAGGCAAACGCGGTCGTCCTCGACACGTTCGCAGGCTCCGGCTCAACCCTCATGGCGTGCGAAGCAACGGACCGGATCTGTTTCTCCATGGAACTGGATGAAAAGTATGCGTCGGTGATTTTGCGCCGGTATGCCGAAGCAACAGGGGATACCGCCGGCATCACCTGCCTAAGAGACGGCACCGAGTACAGCTACCTGGACTTGGTCAAAGAGGTCGAGAAATAGAGCCCAACATCTCTTCGATCGTCTCGAGCTTGCCCTTGCTATAGGGCGAGTTTAGAGCGTGTATGTACATACGCAAACGTCCCCTTGAGGAAAGGAACACCAGTGAAAACCCCACAGACGACGGGCCTTGTCATCACCCTCCCAGGCGCCCTCACCACGGTCGAGCTCGACCGGCTACGCGACCTGCTCACAGCCCGTGAAGCCCTCATCAGTGCCTCCCTGGGCGCGGACAGGGTCACGGTCGAGCTCACCGAGGATGGCGTGTCCTTCCCATGGTGGGACACCCTGCCAGACTTCGAAAACATCGCGATCTACAGCCAGTTCCTCGGCCTACTCATCGCCTATGCGAAGAACATCTCCAAGGTCACCACCAACCCCAAGCAGGTCACCAACGAGAAGTACGCGATGCGCTCCCTGCTGTATCGGATCGGGGCACACGGCCCGGAGCACAAGGACCTACGCCGCGCCCTGCTCGCCCCACTGACAGGGTCAAGCGCCTGGCCCACCCCACCAGCCACACAGCCCGCCACAGCGCCCCGTGTACGCCTGATCTCCACCGACGACCCCTACACCAACCTACGCGCCGGGGATGAGGGCAAGGTCGCGTTCATTGACGATGCCGGCACAGTCCACGTCGAGTGGGATAACGGCTCAAACCTCGGCCTCGTCCCAGGCGTCGACAGGTGGGAAACCCTTGAAAAATAAGGGATCCACACCACTCGATATCACCCTAGAAATGACTGGATAAGCACCGAACTCTATGGCTGTATATACATACCCGAACCGGATACAGCGAAAGGAAAAACAGCCATGAACACCACCCCGAAGACGAGCCTCGAAGAAGAAAACACTGCCCGCCTGATCTCCCGCGCCAACCGCCTAGGCTACATGGTCGAGACGATCGACCCGGACCGCACCTACCGGCCCATAACGATCCGCCCGGCCAGCCTCGAGGACTACACGCCCGAGTTGTACTTCAACGACAAGACTGGCTGGACCTGCCAGACCATGGCCTACGGAGCGAAAACCATCGACGAGATCCAACTGATCGCCGAAGGCTACGCCCGGGCGGTCGCGATGATCCGCGAACTCGACACCGCAACCGATCTCGCCCCCCACACCATCGACTAAACCCCCTACGCGCCGCCCCTCGAAACCGAGGGGCCGCGCTCTCTTAACTCGAGAGATGATGAGCACTATTTTCCCGCGAAAATAAGCCAAAAACGAGTGGATAAACCCGGGTGTCTATGGCTGTATATACATACCAAAACAACCACCAAGGCAAAAAGGGAAAACGGCAATGAACACCACGATCGAGCAACTGAACACCGAGACCGACTCCTACGGCGCGGTCCTGGCCTACGGCAACCTGGTCCTGGCCACAAAAGCCACCTGGACCAAGGCTCACGGGTACGGCAACGACGCCCGCCTCTACCGCCGCATTGAGGAACCTATTCCCGGCTGGGGCGAGAACAGCCGGTCCGCGATCGAGTGCCGCCTCGAACTCATCGCCACCGCCGAGCACTTGTTCGAAGATGCCGGGCATGCGATCGAATGGGCCTTCACCCAAGCAGCCACCCTCACCAAATAACCACAGACCAACGAAGGGGACAGGGTGAACATGGCAACCGAGTTCGAGACCGACAAGGCCACCATCCACACCGACAGCGTTGAGATCATGAAGCGACGCAAAGCCGAACTCGCACGCATCGAACGCGAAGGACGCACCACCAAGAACAGGTTTCGGATGCAGTGCCTGGCCCAAGAATATGCACGCCTGAAGGCCGAATATGAGAAGCTCGACGCCCTCATCTAACCCCAAGAATTTCGACTGAGCCCAGCCGGTGTGGCTGGGTTTTCTCATGCCCACTCGAGGAGGAAACCGTGAGTTCGTATGTGCCGACCCGGTTCGCCGCCCCAACCTCCCACTACGACAAACGCGCTGCTGATTATGCGGTCGCTTTCATCCAAGCGCTCACCCACACGAAAGGTCGCTGGGCCGGAAAACCGTTCGAGTTGATCGGCTGGCAGGAGCAGATCATCCGTGACCTATTCGGTACCCTCAAACCAGATGGGTATCGTCAGTTCACCACCGCCTACGTCGAAATCCCCAAGAAACAAGGCAAATCAGAGCTCGCCGCTGCGGTGGCCCTGTTGTTGACGTGTGGGGATGGTGAGCAGGCCGCCGAGGTGTACGGGTGTGCCGCTGATCGCCAGCAAGCCTCGATCGTGTTCGAGGTGGCAGCTGACATGGTGCGCCAATCACCAGCCCTCTCAAAACGCGTGAAGATCCTCTTGAGCCAGAAACGGATTATCTACAAACCCACCAACTCCTTCTACCAAGTCCTCTCCGCAGAGGCCTACTCCAAGCACGGGTTCAACATCTCCGGGGTGGTGTTCGACGAGCTCCACACCCAACCCAACCGGGCCCTGTTCGACGTCATGACCAAGGGCTCAGGTGACGCGCGTACCCAACCGCTGTATTTCCTGATCACCACCGCAGGCACCGACACCCACAGCATTTGCTACGAACAGCACCAGAAAGCTGAGGATATTCTCGCGGGCAAGAAACACGACCCCACCTTCTACCCGGTCATCTATGGTGCTGATGCGGATGATGATTGGACCGACGAGGCCGTCTGGGCGAAAGCCAACCCCTCACTCGGGGTGACCGTTCCAATCGACAAGGTACGGGCAGCCTGTAATTCGGCTCGGCAGAATCCGGCTGAGGAGAACACGTTTAGGCAGCTGCGGCTCAATCAGTGGGTGAAACAGTCGGTGCGGTGGATGCCGATGCATGTGTGGAACAAAAACAACGACTCGGTTGATCTTGCGGAGTTGGAGGGGCGTCCGTGTTACGGCGGGCTCGATCTGGCCTCCACAACGGATATCACGGCGTTCGTGCTCGTGTTCCCGCCCTACGGATCGGATGAGAAGTACCGTGTCGTGCCGTGGTTCTGGATCCCCGAAGACAACCTTTCGCTACGCGTGGCCCGGGATCACGTTCCCTACGACCTGTGGCACACCCAAGGCTTCCTAGAAACCACGGAGGGCAACGTCGTCCACTACGCACACATCGAACACCACATCGAACAGCTCGGCACCCGCTTCGATATCAGGGAAATTGCATTCGACCGCTGGGGTGCCGTCCAAATGAGCCAAAACCTCGAAGGTATGGGCTTCACCGTCGTCCCGTTCGGCCAAGGCTTCAAAGACATGAGCCCACCAAGCAAAGAACTCATGAAGCTCGCATTGGAGGGCAGGTTGGCCCATGGCGGCCACCCGGTGCTTTCGTGGATGGTCGACAACATTCACGTCCGCACCGACCCCGCCGGGAATATCAAACCCGACAAGCAGAAATCCACCGAGAAAATCGACGGCGTGGTCGCCACCATCATGGCCCTCGACCGCGCCATCAGGGGCGGCAGCGCAAATGTGGGCGCATCGGTGTACGACTCGCGGGGACTACTCGTGTTGTGAGTTGAGGGTGTCTGTGAGCCAGGCTGAAACCTCAGCGCGAAGCTCGTCGTCAGTCGGCAGTGGTGCGCAGAACACCAACTTCAGCGTCGCTATGAAACTGGTGAATCTGGTATCGGCGACGGCGAACGTCGTTGAGGAATATCCGCTGGGGAAATCCTCGCTGGGGCACGTCAGCCAATCAACGCGGCGCGTTCGAGGCGTGACGACAACGCGAAACCGGTGGCCGTCTACCTCGACGTTGACACTTTTACGTCGCGATATTCCCACGCAATCCATTCTCGCACTGAAAGGAGTACGAATGGGATTCCTTGATTGGCTGCGCGGCACACCCCGCCAAGCCACGAACCACCAGCTTTCTGGCCAGTATTCGTTCCTGTTCGGCCCCACCACAGCCGGGCGAACGGTGACCGAACGCTCGGCGATGCAGATGACCGCCGTCTACTCCTGCGTGCGCATCCTCGCCGAGGCGATCGCGGGCCTGCCGTTGCACGTCTACCGCATCGGCCCGGACGGATCGAAAATCAAGGCCACCGATCATGGCCTGTACCGGTTGCTGCATGATGAGCCGAACCCGGAAATGACCAGCTTCGTGTTCCGCGAAACGTTGATGACCCACCTGTTGCTGTGGGGCAACGCCTACGCCCAAGTTCTGCGCAACGGTCGTGATGAGGTGATCGGGCTGTATCCGCTCATGCCCAACCGCATGAGCGTCGGCAGGGACGAGGCAGGCCGCCTGTATTACGAGTATCAGACGTCTTCGGACGAACCGTATGGTCAGTGGGAGCGTGTCCGGCTTTCGCCTGCGGATGTGTTGCATATTCCCGGCCTTGGGTTTGATGGGCTGGTTGGGTATAGCCCTATTGCGATGGCGAAGAACGCGATCGGTATGGCGATGGCTACCGAAGACTACGGCGCGTCCTTTTTCGCGAACGGTGCAGCACCGGGCGGGGTGTTAGAGCATCCTGGCACGATCAAAGACCCCTCCCGCGTGCGTGAATCCTGGCAAGCCACCTTTGGTGGTGCACGGAACTCGAACAAGGTAGCGGTGTTGGAGGAGGGCATGAAATACACGCCCATCTCCGTGTCACCTGAGCAAGCACAGTTTTTGGAGACCAGGAAGTTTCAGATCAACGAGATCGCCCGGATCTTCCGCATCCCGCCGCACATGATCGGCGACCTCGACAAGAGCTCGTTTTCGAATATTGAGCAGCAGAGTCTCGAGTTCGTGAAATACACCCTCGACCCGTGGGTGATCCGCTGGGAGCAAGCCATCACCAAAACCTTGCTCAGCGCACGTGAGAAACCTGGCGTGTTTGTGAAGTTCAACGTCGAAGGGCTCCTGCGCGGCGACTACGTCTCCCGGATGAACGGGTATGCGGTCGCCCGCCAAAACGGGTGGATGTCCGCCAACGACATCCGCACTCTCGAGAACCTCAACTGCATCCCAGAAGACCAGGGCGGCGATCTATATCTCGTGAACGGCAACATGCTCCCGCTTGCCATGGCAGGCGCATACGCGGCCGTACAACCCGCCAGCGAGGAGACGCCACCAGGTCTGCCGCCGCCGGAAGGCGATCCGTCGCCTGGCGGGCTTGTACCTGACCAACTATTTGAGAGGAGGAGCCGGTGAGACGGTTCTGGAACTGGGAGCCTGCTGCTCCCACAAGTGAAAACCCGGCGGGTAGTGATACCAGCCGGGTTTTACGTATCAACGGGGTGGTTGCCGAAGAGTCCTGGTTTGAGGACGACATCACCCCAGCCCTGTTCGCTAGCGAGCTCAACGCAGGGAGCGGTGATGTGACGGTGTGGATCAATAGCCCGGGTGGGGATGTGGTGGCTGCCGCACAGATCTACAACATGCTCATCGACTACCCAGGCCACGTCCGGGTTTGTATCGACGGGATCGCAGCCTCAGCAGCCTCCGTGATTGCGATGGCCGGTTCCACGGTTGCCATGTCGCCGGTGTCGATGTTGATGATCCACAACCCCGCCACGCTCGCGATCGGGGATGCCGAGGAGCTGGGACGGGCGATCGACATGCTCGCCGCCGTCAAAGACAGCATCATCAACGCCTACGAGCTGAAGACTGGCATGTCGCGGGCGAAGCTCGCCAAGCTCATGGATCAAGAGACCTGGATGGACGCGCGGGCCGCGATCTCGATGGGGTTCGCCGACGAGTACCTCACCCGCAACGCCAAGCCCGCCAACCCCGACGATCCTGACGAGGACGACGATCGCGACGAAGAGTCAGACGTCGACGAGCCGGATGAGGATGGTTTGCCGCCGGGCAAGCCCAAGAAGATCGGCAATATCACCCCGCTACGCGCTTCTGCTGGCGGGGTTGTGTATTCCCGCAAGCCTGCTGAGCAGCGTCTCGTTGCTCACCTCACCGATCACCGGCCACCCACCACACCACCTGTGACGCAGCCGTCTACTGCGCCGGTGGGGCGGCGGGTGGTTGACCTGTATGCCGCCCTGATTAATCAAGCCCACTAACCCTTTGAAGGAGAACATTTTCATGTCCACGATGACTATTTCTGACCTGCGCACCAAGCGTGCCGAGACCTGGGAGAAGGCGAAGGCCTTCCTCGACGAACGCCGCGACCTTGAGACCGGTTGCCTGTCCGCTGAAGACGACCAGACCTACGCCCGCATGGAAACTGAGATCGACAAGCTCACTAACGAGATTGCTCGGGCTGAGCGTGCTCAGCGCCTGGACGCTGACCTCGCCAGGGCGACGCATGCTCCGCTCACCTCGATGCCTGGCCAAACCGGCGAGACCGAACCGGCGAAGACCGGCCGCGCCACAGCCGCCTATAGCCGGGCGTTTTGGGATGCGATGCGCCTGAATGCCTCACCCCTCGAGGTCCGCAACGCCCTGAGCGAGGGCGTCGACACTGAGGGCGGCTACCTGGTGCCAGATGAGTTCGAACGCACCCTCGTACAGTCCCTGGCTGACCAGAACGTCATGCGAGGCTTGGCGAAGGTTATTCAAACCACCAGTGGGGATCGGAAGATCCCGGTCGTCTCCACTCACGGCACGGCAGGCTGGCTCGATGAGGGCAAGCCGTATACCGAGTCCGACGAAGTATTCTCCCAGGTGACGCTGTCGGCGTTCAAGCTCGGCACTTTCCTTAAAATCTCAGAGGAACTGCTCAACGATGCGGCCTTTGACGTCGAGGCGTATTTGGCCTCGGAGTTTGCTCGCCGGATCGGCGCGGCCGAAGAAGAAGCATTCCTTGTCGGCACCGGTACCGGCCAGCCGACCGGCATCTTCACCGCTGGCGGCGGTCAGGCGGGCGTCACGACCGGGAAGCCGACCGACATTAGCGCGGATGAGCTCATCGACCTGCACTACAGTTTGCGGGCTCCGTATCGCAAGAACGCGGTGTGGCTGATGAATGATTCGACCGTCAAGACGGTGCGCAAGCTCAAGGACGCCCAAGGCCAGTACTTGTGGCAGCCCGCCCTCACCGCAGGCAGCCCGGACTTGATCTTGGGTAAGCCGGTGCATACGTCGGCGTTCGTGCCCGAGATTAAGGCCAGCGCGAAGACGGTGGCGTTCGGTGATCTCGGCTATTACTGGATCGCCGATCGGCAGGGGCGCTCGTTTAAGCGTCTGAACGAACTGTTCGCCACGAGCGGTCAAGTTGGGTTCCTCGCCTCGCAGCGCTTGGACGGCAAGCTCGTGCTTCCTGAGGCCGTGAAGGTGTTGACCCAGAAGGCCACCGCCTAACCCCGAACAACCCCAGTAGAGAGGAGGTGGCAGCCCCGATGGCCACACCAACACTGCCCGCCGAACTGGTGGAGCTTGTGAAGGCGAATCTGATCCTCACCCACGACGAAGACGACGCCTTGATCGGCTCGCTGGTGGGGGCTGCCACCTCCTACGCGGTTGCCTACCAACACCTACCCGACG